GGAAGAGTAGAAATTTCAGTACCACGACCTCCTTCCCTTCTAGGGAGCCAGAAATCTTCAAGCATTGCCATGTACTTCTTGTCATCACGGATCTCCCCAGTGTCTGCATTGTACACAAGTTTATTCCGATATCTCATCATTACGTCTCTGAGATATTGCTCTGCTTTGATCTTAGGTAAATTACCTACATCTATGTAGAAAATTCTACGTTCTGGAGCACGAGATAATCTGTAAATAACAAGACTATCCTCAATCATTCTAAGTTGATTGATTGACTTAATTGCTTTATGTAAATACGATAAAGTACATCCTTTGTTTCTATCTACAAGACCTGAAGTACAATAAGTGACAGAATCACGAGTCATTTTAATACCCTGACTTGCACCCTTAGCATTAATATTGCCAGTAGGATATGCTGCTCCAGGATTGTAAATAAAATACTCTTCGATTTCGGGGAACGTATAATCCATAGGATTATCGTTTGACCCACTTTGACTTATCTTATACTTATCAGAATCTCTTTTCTTTTCTTGCCTAACATAACGCATTTTCATTGCGTCAATATAACGCAATTCTTGAATACCTTCTTGAGGTTTTTTCAAATCAATGATTTTATGATAGTAAATTCTACCATCAACATACCAGTTCCTATAGATCTCATGAGCTTTCTTATCAAAGTCTAAAAGATCTTTAATAAATTTAAACTCATCTCTAATCTTATTCTTAATACCATCACTAGCATTAAGATTAGATAGTTCTATTTCAACTGGACTATCATTTAGATCACTGACGACTGCTTCATTAACAATATCTTCAATAGCACTATCCGCTTCTGGATGAAGTGCCATCTCACGATATCTTTTAATAAGATCAAATTCAGTTCTAAAGATTCCTTCAATGTCAACATAGGAACCAAAAAAACCACTACTCAAATAGTGATCACTCCCGTCCTCATTATTCCGAGGAACGGGAGATACAGCAGATTGAGGTAGTGGTTCTTGATCCTCAATAGAGAATCCAAAAAGCCGTGCCATAATATTCGTTATTCTTACGTACTATTTAGTTAGCCGTTTGGACCGCCAGCCCCAGCGAAGTTGTAGGACTGAACTTGGAAATCAACGGTAAACTCTTCTATTGCATCACTTGAATCGTAAGAAAGATCAATTGCACTGACAGTAGTTGGGAAAATATCTTGAAATTCGTATTCTTTCAATACTGAATTTGCATTTCCTGCATTTGTTGTACTCTGAGGTGTTGATCCTCTACCTAATTGATAAACTTTAGCGTTTACCATATATGCAGATGGATCTGTTGCACCTAAATTAGTATCCAAATTAGCAATTAAATTAACCCATTCTTCAAATGCATTTCTTAATCTAAAGTTTTCATCATTGATTACTGTTACTGACCATTGATCAACTGTTCTGTCTCCAGCAACTTTAAAAATACGACCTCTGAACGGAACATCAATGTTAGCAATAGTAGAAGCAGGTAATTGTGCTGCTTTACACATGTATCTAAAATTGTCTGCGTCCCATGCAATACCAGCTGGTAGAGTTGTTAGTTCTACTTCAAACAGATTCGGCCTTGCACCGCCCCCAATAAGGGCGGCCTTAAAGTTAGAGATAGTCTTATTTTCTCTAGTTGTTGCCATAGTTGTTTACTCTCCTGTTAGTTATTTAGATAATTAAACTCGACCAGCGACTTCTTCAAATGAAACGCCTGTTCTAGTAGCAACGAATGTAAGTGTTACGTAGTTGATAGACTTGGCAGGTTTCAGATAGATGTCTGCTCTGAACTCATTGTTATCAATAACATCAGGGGTGTTATTTGTAGTGTCACAAATAACTAGGAATCCATAGAGTCCACGTTTTGCTTCAACATCCCGTAAATAGGGTTCAACAATGTTTCTGAAGTTTGCTCTTGTTAACTCATCGTTAAGTTCAAAGAGTTGTGCTTCTGCAGCTTTCTGCAATGCTTGCTCAATTGTAAGGAACAAACGACGAACGTTAATCCTATCAAATGCAGATGCATATGCTAGAGCAGTTTTATCTCCGAAAAGAAGTGTTCCTGTTCCAGGTTGAGTAATAACTGAGTTAATCCTTGCAGGATAAAGTTGATCTCTTTGATCCTTAGTTGGGTTGTATGCAAGTTTAATAGCGTTGTTAATAATACCACGCTGTTGACCTGCAGGTGAGAACCAAGGATAAGCAACGATATTTGTGCGACACATTAAACCAGCAACGTCTGCGTTAGTTGGAATGTATCTAAATTCGTTATTGAATCTATCATATGTGTACTTATATCCAGTATCAAAGATTCCGTATGAGGAAGATTGAATTGGACTAAAGTATGTTAATAGATTAGTTGTCTGAGTACCAGTATCAGTGATACCTACAAGATCTGATCTATGTGGTCCAACACATGCAACACAGTCTTTTCTGTTTCCAGCAATAGTAATCAAACTATTTGCTTTTGCCTGTGACAGATCTCTAGCACCAAGACCTGGCCCCATTATTAGGTAATCAACTGCAACCTCATCTTTATTCTCAAACTTGTTATAAGAAGTTTTAAGAGAAGCAAGTGTTGCTGTCATTCCACCATTTTGACCAGGTGCAGGAATTACACTACTGTAATCACTACCACCACCTAATGAATAAGTGATATTTCCGATTGCAGAGAATGTATTATCCTGTGCTTTTTGTCCCCATAAACCTTGTGCAGTTGTATAAGGAGTACAAGCAGTTCCAAATCCAGTTGCTCTTTGCTCAGTTCCCCAATAAGTATCCGCAGCTTGTGATGGATTGTATCCAGCATAGAGATTTGTGGAGAATTCTGCAATGTACTGTTTGTAGTAATTCTTCTGAGGTGAATTTACAGCAGAAACAGCATCTTCTGCCTTAGAAAGACTTATATGCTTCTCAAGGATATTACCTTGAATTCCTGTAATTGTACCAAAATCATCTACAACGGCAACGTGCATTGCATCGTTCTTACCATTTCTTTGAGAAACGTAATTGTTAGTTGTTGGTTTAGGTGCCAGTGATTTCCAGTAAACTACTGAATTTTCTAACCCAAGTTTCTGTTCGTTATACCAATCTTTTGAAGTCGTCGGAGTAAATGCTACAGCAGCAATACCACCACCAGTTGTACCAGTGTTAATACCTGAGTTGTTTACAAACCATAGACTATCAGAAGTATCGAATGCAGCAAATTGTGTATTCTCTTGATAATCAATCTTTGTCTCTGTACCAGCACTCGAAACTCTAGCAACAACCTTTACATCAATAGTAGATTCACTATTAGTACTGTCTGTTGTAACACCAGTGATAATACCTTTAAGATATCCACTATATGTTGCAGTAGTACCAATACCTGGAATAACCACACTATCTAACTGTGTGGTAACAGCGTATCCAATGATAGCACCTGCTTCATTTAGATCAGTAGTTGTAATACCAAGTGTTTGGTCTGCTAAATCATCAATCTGACAAACTTTTAAACCGTTAGCCCAAGAACCAGGAGTTTTTGCAGCGTAATAGAAATTAGTTGCAGAGGTATAATTTTCGTTATAATCGTCGTAGTTTTTAATTTTTACACTACCACCACCTACAACAGAAGTAGATGCAATACCAACACCAGCAGTTGCACTACCCATGCTTGTACTGTCTGTCCTACAAACCTTCAGTACTCCTCCATATGAAAGGTAAGATGCAGCACTCATCCAGTACTCATATTGAGCATCTGTTGATAGTGGTTTACCAAAGGAATCTATTAAGTCTTCTTCTGTAGTGACATCAATTGGTTCATCGACGGGGCCGATTCTAAAAGGACCTGCTATTGCACCGATGTTATCCAGTACATTCTCAGCTCTTCCTACTGTTAAGTCAACCTCTCTAGTCAGTACTCCAGGAGATAATTGAGGAGTCGCCATGTTTTCTTTCTCCGAGTCTCAGATTAATCTAAAAATTATTTATTGTTTTGAGGGTTTACATGTACTCCCACATATATGAGCGATCTCCATATTCATCAGTATGCCAACGATCCCCGTCAGCATCTACAAAACTTTCCATATCTTCTAAACCATCAGACATGAATCCGAAAGGTGCCATATCCTGTTCGATTTGATTCTTTTGCTCTTCATATAATCTTTTTCTTACATCCTGATCAGTAAGTTCTTTAAAGTAATCTTGTGCAACTAACCATGCATATATGACAAGGCACATTGCAAGATCATCATTACATCCTTCTTCTGCTTCAAAGGAGTTACTCTTCTGAATGAATGTAGTAAGTT